CGTTTTGTAAGTTGTTACGGATATGGATTTACCAGCAAACTTTGAAGTCAACACTGTCTCCCCATTCGTTCGTAATGTTTACTTTGATGAGGATAAGGTCGAGAGAGAGCTCGACAGTTTGTTGGTTTTGGACGCTGAAAAAGACATTGAAATTGTGGAAGAGAACCTCTTTGTTACCATTACAGCTTTCTGTACCACTTGGCTACAAAAAGCGTTCTCGAAGAAAGTGGATAAGAGGGTCGACACACTACGACAAGTGATCACTGATGTGCTCGACAGTGATGCCTGTAACAAGGATCTCCTTGATTTTACTGAGACCTACACTGATATTACCACCAAGACTATTTCAAATCATGGTGAGACCACTGTCATGGAGGTTCGACGCAAGAGTAGGACAAGGATCCATAAGGGTTATCGTTCATTGTTTGCAGGGCGATTGGCAAATGAAGGGAAACTAAAGTTTGGCAACCTGCATTATAACGAGGCTAATTTTATCATGGTGCGTAGGTGGCTCAGCAATATTCTGAGTGGAGATGAGTATAAAGACTTGCGCATCGTTGATAAGAATTTGGCTCTAGATAGGGCCACCTTTATGGTATTTGTTGTGAGTGAGGATTTCAAAAGGTTTCAAGTGTGTTTTGAAGAGGGAAGGATGCAAGATAGGTTGTTGATGCGCTTCGGCGCATCCGCCTAGGGGTGCCCAGTTGTGACAGAGGGCCAGGAGCCAAAAGTGAGCAATGCACACAATTTGCTACCTCCTGGTCAGTTGGCCGTCAAACGACGGCTGGGAACACCCAAAACACGGCAATGCTTGCGGGTTAGCCGTGTGTCCCCATTAATCCAAATCGCGCCTTTTAACAACAACATAGACACTTTACAGAGGGCGGTTGCTGAGCGAGTTTTCCTAGTGAAGGAGAATGGCTCTTTTCAGCCGCCCCCAAAACCTGCACCAGGCCTTTTCGAACAGCGTCTAGCACCAGTTCGAGACCTTCTGCGGCCTCATCTTCCTTCGACCACCCCGTTGAGCTTTCAACAAGCTGTTGACACGTTCCGGGGTTGCAAGAAGAAGAGGTACGAGAATGCTTTAGCAAAAATATCGTCAACACGCGATAGTATAGCTAAAGAGGCTGCAGTGTCGGTATTTGTGAAGTATGAGAAAACTGATCGTACTACTAAAGCCGATCCAGTGCCACGAGTAATATCACCCCGGTCCGCTGAGTATAATTTGCGTGTTGCACGCTATTTGCGTCGTATTGAAGAACCCATATTTGACGCGCTCGGCGAACTGTTCGGACATAAGACGGTTATGAAAGGAGTCACCATGGAACAGACTGCATCTTTATTGCGAACTAAATGGGAGATGTTTCGCAATCCTGTTGCTGTGGGGCTCGATGCTTCTAGGTTCGACCAGCATGTGTCCAAGGAAGCTTTGGAATTTGAACATACCATATATCCTATGTGTTTCCGTTATTCTACACATCGTAGAAAGTTGCAGAAACTTCTCCAGTATCAACTTGTTAACAAGTGTAGCGGCTACGCAGACGACGGTGAGTTGAAGTATACCATTCACGGTTCACGAATGAGTGGTGATATGAATACTTCTCTTGGTAATTGTGTGCTTATGTGCATGATGATCAAGGCCTACTCTGATAATTGCGGAGTCACAACCCAGCTCGCCAATAATGGCGATGACTGCGTTGTGTTTATGGAGAAAGGGGATTTGCCAAAATTCCAACGAAATTTGAATTGCTGGTTCCGTGAAATGGGCTTCAACATGGTTGTTGAAAAGCCCTCTTATGATCTTGAAAGTATTGAGTTCTGCCAAACGCGTCCGGTGTTTGATGGGACCAACTGGGTGATGTGCCGTAATCCTTGGACCGCCCTTGCAAAAGATGCTGTGTTGCTCAAACATCCCAATAATGTGAGCTCAAACTTTTTTGCAACGTGGCTGGATGCCGTGGGTACTGGTGGGATGTCATTGGCTGGTGGAATGCCAATCTTCCAAAGCTTTTATAATATGTATATACGATCAGGGTTTTCTCATCGTAGAAACCGGAAAAATCGTCTGGTTCGTGAACACACCAACGAGCACCTACCATGGTTTATGCGAGAGGTGGGCTGCAAGGGCAACAGGAGCGAGCGTTTTGTTACTCCTGAGGCTCGAGCGTCCTTCTTCTTCGCATTTGGTGTAACTCCAGATGAACAACTCTTGCTAGAAGAGCACTACGAGTCTATGTCAATTTCCACGAACCCTGGATGCGGGTGGCAACCGCGCCAGGTTTTTGCCTTTTAGGTGATATTATGGGGTTGGGGGGTTTGTGAGCCAAAACTCATTTGAGATGCTAATATAAATGCCAAGAGACTGCACGGCTCAGGTCATCATGCCTCCCCTCAATGAACAGTCCCGATGAACAGCGGGATCCCATACATGTTTTTATGGAGTTAGTGCCTTTAGCACCCACTCTTGCCCAATACCGACAATACCAGGAAGAAGAAAAGAGAAAGCGTGCAGATAGTTATATTCCTGTTACTGAAAAGTATCAACAGGAGCTTTTACGTCGCATTCATTACGGAGGTAAATCTAAACCAACAATTAAACCAACTCCACCTTACAGACCATTGCCTGTTGGGGAACTAGTACAATTTGTTGCTGATAAGGTAGTGTCAACCATAACTAGTGCTGTAAAACCAAAACAACCTCAGAAATCTAAGTTGAGGAAACCTACGCCTCCGACACCGTCGCCAAGAGTCCCTATTGTTACTTCCACTTTCTCTGGAAGTTCTTATCCACAACTACCGGCTGTTCGAGTGTTACCGGTGCCTGTTTCTATCAAACCGCCTCCCCTGCCTAAACAAACTAACGCTGAAACCCCGATAATTGGAAATAAAACGACAATGAAAGGAGCGTCCACCACAATGGTTGTTAAGAATGCCCCAGTTGCTGTGTCCAAACGGCTTACTGGTACTTCTCGTCCACGTATGGTGTCTTCTCGTCGTGGTGTGACCATATCGCATACTGAGTTGGTTGGTCAACTACTATCTGATGCGAGTGCAACCAACTTTGTAGCTTATGGATATGTTATCAACCCTGGAAAGCTAAGTACGTTTCCTTGGTTGGCTGGACTGGCGAGTAATTTCGACAAGTATGTGTTTAGGTCATTGAAGGTACACCTATTGTCTAACCAAGCGACCAGTGTTTCTGGACGTATTGGGTTGGCGTTTGACTATGATAGCACCGACCCATTGCCGGCTGATCGATCGGAATTTTTCGCCATGACCCATCATACGGAGTGCGCAGTGTGGGATACAGTTGGATTCAATGTTCCACTTGATAATAAGCCAAGATTTGTGAATTCACACACAACAACTGATTCTAAGTTAATTGATTGTGGGCAGGTTGTGGCTATCGCTGATACCATTTCGGCCACATCAACAAATGTTGCCGATGTGGTTGTTGAGTATGTGGTTGAATTATTTCAGCCACAGCAAGCCATTTTTACTACCCAAACTATGGTCGGTGCTAATGTGTCTATGGCTTACTTAACAACTAGTGGGCCTGTAGTCGTCACAGTCAAAACAGTATCGGATACTAACCCTGAGTGGTATTTGCCCACGGGGTACTATCTTATTACGGCATCAATGGATGACTCCATTGGGGGCGGTTCCCCTACAGCGACTATCTCGGTGCATCTGGGATCTGGGAG